CCCGTTCGGCTCCCTGCGTCTGGCGCAGTGCGTGTACCCGGGGGCACACTGAGCGTGGGCATTCTCGGTAGCATTTTCGGCGGCTCTAGGCGATCGTCGCTCCAAGCGACGGTCGACGCCCAGAAGGCCGCGCTCGCGACGATGGTGCGGGCTAAGTACGACGCCGCCCAAACGAGCGACCTCAACCGCAATCACTGGGCCAGCTCCGACCACCTCTCTGCGGACGCGAGTCTCCAGCCGGCGATCCGGCAGATCCTTCGCAACCGGGCACGCTACGAACTGAGGAATAACTCCTACGCCGCGGGCATCGCGAGCACCTGGAGCAACGACCTGGTCGGCACCGGCCCCCGGCTACAGCTCGACCTCGGCCCCGACGTGTCGCCCGAAGCGGTCCGTTCGGTCGAGAATGCTGTCTCCGATTGGGCCGACACGATCGACCTCGCGAAGAAGTTGCGGATTTCAAAGACCGCCAAGATCAGCGACGGCGAGGTTTTCGGCTTGAAGACCAGCAACCGCCGACTCCGCGGCGTGCAGCTCGACCTCAAACTGGTCGAGGCCGACCAGGTCATGTCGCCGGCCGGGTTTTACAGCACCGAGCATGACGTTGACGGCGTTCGGTTTGACGCCGATGGCAACGTCACCGACTACTGGATCTCAAAGCGGCACCCGGGATCGCTCTCGCAAGCGTTCCTGCTCGATGGCGACTGGATCGACGCGAACTATGTCTGCCACTGGTATCACGCGACTCGCCCGGGCCAGCATCGCGGCGTGCCGGAGATTGCTCCGGCCCTGGAGCTGTTCGCTCTGCTTCGCCGGTACACGCTCGCCGTGGTGACCGCGGCCGAGACGGCTGCCTCGTTCGCCGCGATCCTCAAGACGACGATGCCGGCCGACGGGTCCGGGGCCGCCAGCCTCGAGACGCTGGAAACGATGCCCATCGTCCGCGGTATGGCGATCGCCGCCCCCGACGGCTGGGAGCCGGTCCAGATGCGGGCCGAGCATCCGACCTCGAGTCACGACGCATTTGTGCGTCGGCTCATCAACGAGATCGCGGCCGCGTTGGGTATGCCCTATATCGTGGCCTCCCTCGATTCCAGCTCCGCGAACTACTCGTCGATGCGCGGCGATTACCTCGTGTATCGCAAGAGAATCGCGGTCGAGCGGTCCGACATGGAACGCACGTTCCTCGACCCGCTCCTCTACTCGTGGCTCGACGAAGCCGTCGCCGTCCCCGGGCTCATCCCCCGCGGTCTCCCGCCCTTCGCGGCATGGAACTGGACGTGGGTGTGGGACGGATTTGAGCACGTCGACCCACTCAAGGAAGCCGACGCCGACGCCGCAATGGTGGGCGGCAACATGGCGAGCCTCGCCGAAGTCTGTGCCAAGCGTGGCCGCGACTGGCGGGTCGTCCTCCGGCAGCGGTCGATCGAGCGACAGATGGAGCGAGACCTGGGCGTTTCCGCCCAGCCGGAGGCAATGGCCGCCGACGACGACATGGACGGCATCGAGGCCGAAGACGGCTACCGGCCCCCGCAAGCTGCTCGTGACGCGGCCCGCCGCGGTCTGGAGTTACGACGCGAGTACGGGCGTGGCGGCACGGCGATCGGCGTGGCTCGTGCCCGGGACATTGCCAATGGCCGATCTCTCTCGCTCGACACGATCGGGCGGATGGTCTCGTTCTTCGCTAGGCATTCGGCCTACAAGGAAAATCACGGCGAGAATCCGCCCTCTAATGCGGAAATTTCGTGGCTTCTGTGGGGGGGTGACGCCGGTCGCTCGTGGGCCGAGGGTGTCTACAAGCGAGAAACTCAGGACGCCGACGCATGAACAACCGCATCGAACTATCCGCCACGCTCAACGTGCAAGCGGCCGACGAGGCCGCGACGCCGACTTTTGAGTTGCTGGCCTACACCGGGGCGTCGATCCGCCAGGGGTGGTCGAGGAATCCGCTGGTCGTCGACCTCGCCCAGATCGACGCCTCGCGGCCGATCCCGATTCTCTACGCCCACGGCAAAGAGATGTCGATGCTCGACAGCGTGATCGGCCGGAGTCTGGAATCCACCAACGACGGCAGCCAGCTCGTGCTCCGCGGCGAACTGATTCGCGGGACGCCGGCCGGCGACAAGCTGATCGCTCTCGCGAAGGCCGGCGTGCCGCTGCAAGCGAGCATAGGCGCCGACGTGGGCTCAATCGAAAACATCGCCGCGGGAGCCAGCGTGACAGTCAACGGTCGCGAGTTCTCCGGCCCAATCAGTGTTGCTCGTGGGGCGGTTCTCCGCGAAACGAGCGTGGTCCTGTTCGGTGCGGACGGTCAAACGTCCGCGGCTATCGCCGCCGAGGCGAGTGAGGTTTCCACTATGAGCGAGCAGCTCAACGAGAAGCCCGTCGAGGCCGCCGTGCCAACGACGGAAGCCACGGCGATTGTCGCCGCGGACCCGAAGCCCATCGTCGCCACCGCTGGCGGTGACAGTGCCAGCCTGATCGCCGGCGAGGTCGCCGAGATCGTGATGCAGCGGATGCGAGAGGAGCGGGTCGCGGAGGTCCGGGCTTCTCGCCCGTCGGCTCCTGCGATCCACGTCGTCGATGCCGCCGCGGCCAACGCGCCGAAGGTGGTGGAGGCGGCGTTGTGTCTCGCTGGCGGTCTCGCCAACGTCGAGAAGGTCTTCGACGAGAAGACCCTCGAGGCGGCTGACCGGCGGCGAAACCACACGTCGCTGCAGGAGGTGCTGATCGAGGCTGCCCGCCGGAACGGCTACACCGGTCCGGCTCGCATCCACGACGGCAACATCCGCGAGGTGCTCGCCGGTGCGTTCCCCCAGGTGCAAGCCGCCGGGTTCGCCACGCACAGCATCAGCAACGTGCTCGCGGCGACCTACGGCAAGTTCCTGCTGCAAGGCTACAACGCCGTCGAGTCGACGTGGGACATGATCGCGTCGATCCGAAGCGTCAGTGACTACAAGACGGTCACGGGCGTGCGGCTCAACGGTGGATTCGAGTTTGAGGATCTCGGTCCCAGCGGCGAACTGAAGTCGGCCGACGCCTCCGACGAGACGCGGACGATCAAGGCCAAGCTGACAGGCCGCATGTCCAGCATCACGATGGTCGACATCGTGAACGACGACCTGGGTGCTCTGACCCAGGTGCCATCCAGGCTGGGCCGCGGTGCCGCGGTCAAGCTGAACAAGGATTTCTGGACCGAGTTTCAGTTGAACAACTCGACGTTCTTTCAGAAAGAGACGGCCGCGGCAGGCAACGCCTTGGCGATCTCGTCGCTGAAGACGGCGGTGACTTCGTACAAGAAACTGACCGATCCCGACGGTAACCCGTTGGGCATCTCGCCGTCGATGATCCTCGTCCCACCGGACCTGGAGATCACCGCCGACGAAATGATGGGATCGACGGTGCTCATCACGGGCGAGAGCGTGACCCGCGGAAACGTGAACGTGTTCGCTGGTCGGTTCCAGGTTGTGCCCTCGTCCTACCTGACGAGTTCATCGACCTGGTGGCTCGTCGCCAACCCGGCCGAGCTGCCTTGCATGGAGGTCGCTTTCTTGAACGGCCAGAGGCTCCCCACGGTCCAGCAGGCCGACGCCGATTTCAATCAGCTCGGCATCCAGGTCCGCGGTCATTTCAGCTATGGCGTTGCCAAGGCTGAGTCTCGCGGATGCTACCGGATGGCGACCGCTTGATCGTAATGTGATTCGTGCCCGGCCGGCGGGGGTCCAACCCGCCGGCTGGGGCTCTCAAACTCCATACTCCCGATACGAAAGGTTCTCAGATGCCCAGTTATTACGCAGACGGAAACAAGCTCGACTACACCCCGACGACGGGCGTGGCAGCGGGCGAAATCGTCGTCCTCGGCGGCCTTGTGACGGTCGCCGATCGTCCGATCGTCGCCAACGAGCTTGGTGCCGTTCACACCAACTGTGTCGTGACCGGCTCGGTGGCTGCAACCGGTATCACCGGTGCCCAAGGCTCGGCCATTCGGTGGTACGCCGCGTCGGGCGTGTTCGACGCCACGACCGGTGTCACCGCGGGCTACCTGGCCCGTCCCCGACTGGTGGCCGATCGCCAGGTGGCGGTGCTGCTCTGGCCCTCGTGACCGACCCCACGCAAGGGGGCGGGTGCGGCCACGCTATCGGCCGCGCCCGCCCCTCTCGCACTGGTGACACATGCAGGACATGATCGCCCTCGGCGAGACGTGGTTTGGGTCGCAGCGGCGCGAGCACCTCGCGACGGAGGTGTCGTATCAGCCGGCCATCGGCACCACGCGGACAGTGCGGGCGACCGTCGTGGTCGGCCGGTGGGAGTCGATAGATGCCGCCGGCCAGATGCTCCGGACGGAGACGCAGGATTTTTTCGTTGACACAACGGACCTTGCCCAAGATCCGAAGAGGGGCGACAGGATCGTAGCCGGCGGCTTTACATACGAGGTGATGATCCCGCCGGGGGCCGAGCATCACTGGCGGTGGTCAGATCGGAATAAGACTCTACGGCGGATTCACACGATGGTGACCGAGGGACCATCTACCCGCACTCCGGCCGTTCCCGGACCGCCGACCGCTCTCGCAGTCGTCAGTGGCCCTCGCGTGACGTGGACGGCTCCCGTCGTGACCGGCGAGTACGTCGTGACCTCCTACAGGGTCTACGCCGGCGACGTGCTTCAGGAGACCGTGACGGCCCCCCTGACGACGAGTGTCGGGACGTTTTCGGGTGGCACGGTAGTCCGGGTGTCGGCGGTGAACGCGATCGGCGAGGGGGCAAAGAGTTCGCCGGTGACGATCACGTCGGTGCCAGGTGCTCCGACAATCGCTGGGGCATATTTCGATCCGAGTGAAGTCGGGACAAACGTCTTGTGGCAAGCACCGACCAGCAACGGCGGGGCTGCCATCACTGAATACCGCGTGTACTTTGATAACGACTACGTCACGCCAGACAATATCGTCAGCAGCACGTACTACCAATTTGAAGGCAATTTCACGGGATACAACGTCGAGGTTTCGGCAGTCAACTCAGTGGGCGAAGGGCCGAGGTCCGCGCCGGTGACGGTGGCCCTGGCGTAGCCGAGGAAACATCAGCATGGCAAAAAATATGACTCGACGTGCATTTCCTCGAGGCGGCGTCCGCACCCGTCTGCCGTTGACGATCTATCGCCGGTCGTCGGAGTTCTCGCCGACGGACATTGAGGGCCTAGCCCTGTGGCTAGACGCCTCGTCTTCCGACTCGCTGTACACCACAGACGCGGGTCCGGTGGTGGCGGTGGCGAGCCCGCTGGATATCGCGGGGTGCGTTGGCTGGTATGACTCCGGCGACCTGTCTGCGATGAGGCAGAACAGTGACGGGACGGGAAGCGTTTCTGCTGGCGATCTGGTTGGTTACTGGCAGGATAAAAGTCCTGCTGGAAACCATGTCGCAGCGCCAAGCACAGGCCAGCGACCAGCCCTCACCGCGTCTGCGTTCAACGGCAGAACCGCACTCGCGTTCGACGGCATTGACGATACGCTCATACGAGAATCGTACTCATCGCAGTCTGGCTTGAGCGGCCTGACTCGCATCGCAGTAGTGACGCAGACAGCGAGTTCCGCGACGGGACCAAGAGGGGTTTCGCGAGACTCTGGCGGTGGCGGTTTTTTTATTCTGCTCAACGGTGGCGTTCGCTTTTATGCAGACGCCGCCTCTAACGCATTCGCGTATCCAACGCAATACAGCAACTACATCATTCCGCCGACCATGCTTGCGTCACGGCTCGGAGCGTCTACGCTAACAGTCCGCGAGTCCGGCCTAAACCAAACCGTTACAATTTCAGGTTCGCCGCCTGCCACGACAGCGGCTGCCTCTGGAAGGTTGTCTATTGGCAGCAACGACAACGCTAACTACCACTGGCAGGGCGTGATCGCAGAGTATGTGATCTTCAACAGGTCGCTATCGGATGCTGAACTCGCCCGCGTCGAAGCCTACCTCGCGACCAAGTGGGGCATCTCCGGCGTCCACGCTCCCGCCACCGCGACCAGCGATCCTGTGGGGTACTGGGCCGACAAATCGGGAAACGGCAGGCACGCGGTGCAGGCGACGGCTGGGAGTCGGCCGCTGGTGGGAACGCTCAACGGCCGGAAGGCAGTGACTGTCAATGGCTCAAGATCGATGACGCTGACGGGCGTTCCGACAAACTCCACATCGGGGACATACTTTTTCGCTGGTCGCTACTCAGGAGGAGGCTCTTGGCTAACCGCGAGTGCTGGGTCTTCCTATTATATGGACGCCTCAGAGTCTGGGTCAGCCTCGTCTCCAGCGTCAAACTCCGGCAACCCGTCGTACATAGTGCGAGGAGTTTCCGTCGCCGCAACCCGCGCTGCTTTGCGAACAGCCAGTTCATCTGCGACATATTCGTTGGCGGCGATGTCGGTGAACTTCTCTGGATGGACTAGCGAGTGGAGGATACTAGAGTTTCCGAGTTTTGGTGCTTACAGTTTTGTTGGCGATGCAGCCCAAGTGCTGGTTTACGACCGCGTCCTGACTACCGCAGAACGTCAGCGGGTGGAACGCTACTTGTCGGCTCAATGGGCTATTTCTCTGCCCCCGCAAGTGTCCAATCTGGACGCGCAGGACTGGATCAATCGCGTGTACAGCAACGGCGGCACGGTGAGTACCGCGACGGCGGCGGCGGTGAATCAGTTTTGTACCGACATCGAAAACGCGCCGGGCGGTTCGATTCGGGATCGCTTCCTGCGTTTGAATCTCTTCTGCGGCAGTTTCCAGGGTGCTTTCGTTCCCCTCTATCGTTCTGCATCGTTCGGCGGATCGCCGCTGGGCAATGCGACCGATACCAATCTCGGATCGCCGTCGTTCCTTGTGGGCGATTACAGCGAGTCGTCAGGTTTGCAGGGCAACGGCAGTAGCAAGTATCTGAACACTGGCGTGCCGATGAACTTCGCCAACCTCCGCGA